CTCCAACACCCCCGGCTGCAGTACCCCAAGTACAAACCAGAGACCCCTCACCTCCTGTCCCACTCATAATTATATCATCATCCGGAGAATACAACTCAACGTCATACCCGACAATGATATCACCATAAGCGACAGTACCCGTGAGAGCCGACCCTGCCATCACATAAAAGACGCCCAAAGTGGAAAACCTTCCATCTTCCGAAACGTCAGTGAAATATTTGTCGATTAAGGGGTCCAAATCAACCTCCAAGGTGCACGGTGTCCACACCGTAGTTTCTTTCTTGCTATCATACAAGAACGCATCCCGAACCGCTCCCGTTCCAACGCCAACATGTGACTCAGAAGGATCAGGAACATAAACCATAACAATAGACCCGTCATTCCCAGTACCAATTTTGGGTATGTAGGTGAAGCGCAGTTTCTTGAAACGATACTGCGCATACTGCCTACTAATAACCCCCAACCGAGACTGAGGAAACAACTCGGGACTTATCGGCTGAGCATAAATTGTCTGCCCAGCCGACAGAGCCGCAGTATACAACGTGCCATTTGGAATAAGTCCCACCAAATACTCTTCCCCAGAAATTTTAACCTGCTTAATGCCATTTCTCTTTCGCTCCTTTATCCTAGGAGCTTGGAGTTGCATATTCACAGAAATCGCCGAAGGAATGCTCGAATAAGTAACACCCTGAGTTGCAGTCTGCACATGAAGGTCGTCATATGACTTTCCCCCTTGTGCAGGACGCCTAACTGTAGAATGAAACTCATCCTTGAGTGGTGGTGGTAACCCAGTACCATAATCAAGGTACCCATGCAACTTATTATTATCCGACAAAACAACCTTTCGAGGAACGACTTTCTCTTTTGAGTGAAAAAGCGCCGCCAGACTATTTGTGACTAGTGAACCCGAACGAACACCCCACTTGTCTCCAATCATATGGAAACGGGATGATATGTTAGAAACACTAGCATTCACAACAGCATTGCCACTTCCGGCAACAGTGCTACCATTTCTGATAACGCCGGGCTTGCTTCCACCATTGAGATTACGTCCCCTACTATCGGTACGTTTTTCAGTAACGAAGCTGCTGGTCCTACCAGACTTGTTGCCAGTCCCCCTAGCTTTTGCCACCAGGACTTTTCCTGGGGGGGAGGACTGTTTTCCTGCCGACCCTGCACTAATAGCTGCCTTGCTTCCGCTGGCAGTTTTCGTGTTGCCTCCTCCAAGAGCTTGTAGGTTTGATCCCTTAACACTCTTGAGGTGGTCCCTGAGTCTTTTGTTATGTTCCGAGATTCTCTCGTTGATGCTTTTCGTCGTTTTGGCATGCATCCGAAACTTTTAAACCGACCTACCTACCGCTAAAACTAAAACTATTCTAAAATACTAAACTAAGGACAAGTCCAAACCAAGCGGAAAAATTTCAAAACCGCTAGGGGACTTAGTCCAAAAATCGAAAACACGTGGGTAATCCACAACTCCATTCTCTACAAGACCTTTACAACTAGGTTCATAAAAATTATCACGCAATAGCTGCTTGTAGATACTAGCAATGACCTGGAAACAATTCCAGTCACCAACACTCCAATACAAAAGCGACAACACTTTATTCATTGTTTCCATTTTACTCAACTTGCCACCTTTCTGATACAACAGGCCGGCATACAACCTATCTGGTTTAAAGAAGGGGACAACCCCGACTTCACCACCACACTTAACCAGCTTAAATGACGCACCAAGAAAACTAATTTTCTCCATTTCCAGAGATTTAGTCGGAACTCGGACAAACGTACCTTCCTTAATAGTTAGGTTCAACTCAGAAAAGACCCCAGCAATATAACTGGCGTCATCCATCTTGTCAAAACTTCTATCATAAGAATAAGCACTATCGTCACCAAAAATGCCAGCATTAATGGTGTCTAATTCACCAAAGGTTGGCCTTCTACCATTTTTATCAAAAAATGCACAAACAAAAGCAAAACTAAGAGCTGCACAGACACAAACAATATTATCGACAGTTGTGCCCTTTCCACCAGATGGATTGCCAGTATCACGTCTGACAACAACCCCATCCGGGAAGACCATATACTGCCTAACCGTATTATTTTTCGCCCATTGTACGCCCTTTGTAACTGAATCTAAAGAATAATTTCCAATTTGCCGCAATTTTATATATTTGAGCCGAAGAGACCAGATCCACTCCATAAGTGGATGATCACGATCAAGTCCGCTAATATCAAACATTGCCACGCTACTACCATGATTTAGATCACTAAACAACTGCTGAAACCCGCCATAACACATAACCATTCCATACTTACTCCACCAGTGATTTTTGCATCGATCATTTTGAGGCTCACAAACCATTCCCGACCAAAACGCCAAGTGAAAAGGTGCTGGAAAGAAAGTTCTAATCTTGTTAGACTTTATTTCATCAAGCTCCAATATTTCAACTTTTGGTGACATTTTATACAAGGCCGGGTATTCGAAGACATCTAAACACCCCATGCACTCACTGGAATCAAGCACAGACCCTTTGGTTTTATATCCAAGCGGCTTATATGGCAACCCAGAAACGGCACCTCTTTCAAACTTAGGCCACGTTATATCACACTCCAAAGGAATGCAAAACTTGGACTCCACATAATCAAGTGAGTACTCAAGAAGCGTCTGCCTATCTGCAGACACTATCGGCACACCACCCTTTTTATATTTCAACGGTCTTTTTCGATCCATTTTCATTAAACTCTCCTTAACGGAAATAAATGACGGTAAAACAACCGCATATTTCTTAGCTCCAGCCCTAACTATTCCACCATGGACCCCCAAATTGAGACTACACTCATTGGTGGACCAGGTAGGAAGCAAAGGCATAGACTGTAGAGTTTGGTTGATCCTCCCCACCACTTTAAGATTTTTAAAAACATAACTAGAAACACGCCCCTCTCCTCCAATTTGACCACCATTGCACAGAAGATCAAAATCCTCTCGTGCAATGGGGCGTTTTACAATAAAAAAGGAATGGCTGACAACAAAATTCCGTAATTCTTGTTGTCCTTGGGAATACATCCCAAGTGAATGCCAACAACAACCACTGATGAAGTCACACCATCTTCATGCAAAATAGGAGAACCACTCCACTTGTCGTGTGGGGGACTAGCAGCACTATAAGTTATAGTGTGCTCGTCAACCACACAACTGGATGAATTGGTCACCAAATTCGCAGTAATCCCAGTGGGATCACTCTGTTTGCCATCCACCATATCTATTTGCCATCCAGTCAACTTGACACGGTCGAATTTAATTTGGGAGTTATACCTAAACAAAGGCCACCCACCCAAGGGTTTTAAAACTCCATCCCCAATTGGGACAACAAAATAATCCTTTCCAGAGTCAAGAACTCTACCCTCTGACATAGCACTAAACACAGCACAAAACTCTCGCAAAGGAGGGTCTGTCAGATATGCTATACCAGCATCAGTTTTGACAGCATTCCGCTTAATGGTTGTGCCACTATATTGACGCAAAGTAACTTCAGAAGTGGCTGGGATATGGTTAATAACATGATGAGCTGTAACAAAATTTTTGGTTTTGCCAGTTGCAACAATAAAACCAGTTCCCACCAATTTAACTTCTGAGCCTTTTCCAACGAAAATTCTAACCAACTTATCTCCAGTGGATACTTTCTCAAGTCGAGACAAATCACCACCTTCAACTTCCTTCACCACACTTTTGTTTTTGCAGTTAGCAGTCTTATGACCCTTACCACAATGATCGCAGGTGAATTCCTGTTGGTTTAATTCCTTGGTTACCTTCACATCCTCCTTAGTCTGCACATAAGCAACCTTTTTATTTTTCTTTTTAATTGGAGCAGCAACCTCAGGCACGCCTTCCCGTACGTTACGGTCTGCCACATATTTATAGAGTAGCTCCTCAAGAGCCGCGATTTTTTGAGAATCAGTTGGTCCTTGCTCCTGACTTCCAGAATCTAAACTGAAAACACTGAAAGCTGGACCCATCACAGATTCGAGTTTAACCTTTCCCTTGGACTTAACACCGCTAACATTAAAGCCAATGGAATCATACCATTCACCTTTATATTGTTTAAGCTTTTCTTCCCAGTACGCATTACCTTCATCATTGAAGTTGCCCTCTGAAAAGTAGTCAATCACGTCCTGCTCAGTCCAGGTCGTGAAACCCAAGAGACGATCAACCTCGTCAAGTGTATCCATTCCATAATCATTGACCATTTCATCAAAATCACGGTAGATTTTCTTGTAAATATAATCAGCCTGGGCATCTTTATACTGCGCTTTCTTGATATTATAACCTTTGGTATGCTTTTTCCCACCCTCCTTATCCTTACCACTTCTCATCTTAACTATCCAGCCAAGAAAAGTGGTAAAATAAGTGTCATAGGTGGCTTCAATATACTTCTCAAGTTTCACCCGGCTGTCCTCGGGTAGACCGACTCCAACCTCACTATCAAGATCCAGCTCATTCATAAGAGCTCTTTTAATTAATTTTACCTTATCGGAATGATAAACCCAAACCCAAAGGATAGTTGACACAAGAGCTATACCAAGAACTGCCAAAACAGTCAATGGAATATTTGCTCTCAAAGTATCCAAGAACTTGTCAATTTTGTCAACAACATAGTCAACAATACCAACATAAGGTACAGCTTCAAAAGAAACAATAGTCTCACCAGAACCAAGCTTAGAATATTTGAAATTTAAATAGTGGTAATTAAAAACCCTTTCACTATTACTCAAACAACTATAAATTGCTGATCCCAACAAACCGTTTCCAGTGAACTCCTCAGTTCCACTCCCCTCAGTAATTTTGATTTTATATGGACCACCAATGTTTGCAACTTTTTGTAACATCTCACCAATAGTGAGTGAACTTACGTCAATGAAACCATTCATAAAGGAAAAATTCCTCAACAAATTCGACAATGAGAGCAAGTCGTATATCATGCCCGCAGGTCCAAAAAGAGCAGCGAACGCACCAACACCAATAGCCGAAATTCCAACAGTTTTGGCAATATGAGTTGTCCAGTCAAACAGGTTGGGGACAAACTTTCCCCTCATCCCAAGGCCACCCTCAAGTTTAACGTTCTCCTTGTAAGCTTGCTTACTAGTCCAAACGAAATATCCTAGGGCGACTATAGATGTTATACCTACACCAGCCAACAAAGTCCTAACTGCATAGTTTGGAGCTTTCTTACCTTCATCCGTAGCGATGTCAACGAGGGAACTCAGACCACTCAGCGAAAGAGCCCTCTCGAGCCTTCCTTTGACACCACTTAGGGAAGTTGAAATCCAAACCTTCGACCATTTTAATGCGTCCGTAAACTCAGTCACCTTAAAGCTATCGACATACTCATCAATCCTTTCACAGATTAACTCTCTAACTGTCTTCTTTCCTTCAACGCAATATTGCTTACTTTCCCATCCACAATCATCATCATCCTCACTTCCGACATCAAAATCCAACACAATTTTCAAGAAACTGTCTATATCGCTAGCACTCCAGTCAAGTTCATTAGCTCTGGCAGCGTTGCCGCACCTTAGAGCATCATCACTTATGTCCTTTATACGATCTCTGCAAAATTTACACCAATTGTCAAACCACTTATCGTGTTTGATCGGATGTTCATTTATTTGAGAACTTCGAGCACCAGCAATACCAGCCGCTCTCTCAGCCCCCAAAAGAGAACTTAAGAGCTCAGCCGGCGATTGGAAAACATGTTTCTCAACATAACGCTTGGGAACCACGACTTTTGGCTTGTCAGCATCTTTGCGTTCCTTACCCTCAACTGTTTTACTTTTAAAAAGAAGCATACTTGCGATCTTATCCGTAAAACCTCTAACAGGACCAGCATCAACAACCGACGAAACCGTCTTGGCCGGGTTTCCCAAACCCTTACCGCCCACATTCACAGGTGTTACTAGCACCTGATCAAGTGTCGGTGTGGTCGCCTTCACCACTTCTGCATGGACAGAAGTGAGGCCGACCGATGGAGACGAGGCAG